CCCGTTTACGGAGATTAAGACAGATGTAAGTGCTGGAGTTAGAGATGACATTGCAATCGGTCAAGTACTTACTAAGGTCCGTAAGCACTCAGCAGAAAAGAACTACCACACTATTGTAACAGTACACACTAAACACCAACAAGCCAAGTACAAGAACGGAGTACCCTATGTTGACAAGCCTACGATGAACGATATCGCAGGTGGTATGCAATGGTCCCGTAAAGGTATGATGGTTGTTAATGTATGGCGTTGCCCCTACGGATTAGAGGATGGTAATGGTGTGCCTTACGAGCCTAACCAAGTAGAGATTACAGTGGTCAAGGCTAAACCAAAGATTGTTGGTAAGCTTGGGACCGTTACTTTATATTATGACAAAATGAAAAACAGATACTATGAACTTGACAGCAGAGGAGAAAAGCAATACGCCTATCCACAGCCTAATTCTTGATAGAAGAAAGGCATTCGCAGAACTAATCAGAGCATTCCTTAGGTTCAATGTACCCTCCGCCAAAAAGGTGGAGGTTATGCCTAACGGAAGTCTATCTATAAATGATGTTATATTTAAGGTAGACATCTCTGATTACACAGGTATTGAGGGTGGATTTGGATATATATTCTTTAACCCATCAAGCGGTAGGTTAGTGATTGAGAAAGACAATGTCAGAAAAATATATAAGGTTGAGGTAGACCTATTAGATTAGTTAGTATATTAGTACTATGGATACAAGAGATTTAATACTTAAAGAGTCCGAAGCAGTTACAGAGTTGTTACTGCAAAAGAACAAGGCCTATGGTGATTCAGCACTAAACCCTGCGGGTATATTCGCAGGTGGTAATGCAGTTGATAACCTATGCTGTCGCATTGATGATAAGCTTATGCGAATCAAGATGCGTGGTATCACAGATGAAACTGAAGATACTGTCCAAGATTTAATTGGTTACTTGATACTACTGAAGGTTGCCCTAAGACAAAAGAAATGAGTTGGAAAAAGAATGAGGATAGCTTATTTGAACACCTAAAGGATAGTTATATTCCAGACCTTGAGTGGTCTGAAGGTGAGTATAATCACTACGATTGCTATTCTCTTTCCTTAGAGTGCGACATAGAACTCAAGTGCCGTAACAAGCACTATGATGACTTGATTATAGAGAAGGCTAAATACGACAAGCTTATCGCAAGGGCAAAGAAGCACCTTACAATACCTGTCTACATTTCTCAAACACCAAATGGTATATATGCATTTAATCTTGCAAGTATATCCCAGCCTATTTGGGAGACAAGAGGTATGCCTAAGACATCACACTTTAATCAGCGTCAGTTTATAGATAAAGTGGTAGGATATTTGGACATTAAATATGCTAAGAACTATGCTTGAGATAGACCTTGACCTTCCTAAACCACCAAGCTTAAATCAGTATTATGCTGGTAAGCATTGGGCAATTCGTAAAAAACAAAAAGATGAATACTCTAAATTCTGTAAAGAAGAACTTGAAAAGTTTGATGCGTTTACCTGTGAGAGTTATGAAATTCATATTAGGTACAATACTCGTGCCGATGTGGACAACCTTGTACTTGTTTCAAAATTTACTGCTGATACTCTCGTTGCTAACGAATGGATTGCAGACGATAATCCTAAACACTACCACAGGCTTACTATCACTTATGACAAGAGTGTTGAAAAGAATTATTGTGAAGTTGAGGTTAGATTAAAGGGTGCAACCTTGCAGGAATAAACATTTTTATTAACTTTGAATCATTAACTAAATTATATAACGATGACTAAAACATCTATTGTCAAGGACATTAAGTCCGCAGGAGAACCGTACAACGGTCAGTATGGAACACTTTATGGGTTCTATGTAACATTTGAAAATGGAGATAATGGTAAGTACAACTCCAAAGACCCGAACCAAACAAAGTTTGCAGTAGGACAAGAGGCTACTTACGATTACATCCCAAGAGAGTACAATGGTAAGACCTACTACACGGTCAAGCCTGTTAACCCACAATACGCAAATGTAGCACCCTCTGGTAGCACATCTGCTCCAAGTGGTACACATACCTCTAAAGATGAATCAATCATTCGCCAAACGGCTCTCAAGGCAGCAGCCGAGATTGGCGGAACACCGCAAGTAGTTATTGCGAATGCACAACTCTTTGCTGATTGGGTAATGAAGAAGGGCGCAGCCCAAGCCCAAGCAACTCATCAGCAACACTTTCAAGGTAGAGAAGAACCTCAACCTGTAGCGGATGGTTTACCATTCTAAAGAAAGAACTATATTAGGGGGGCGCACTTGCGCTCCCTTTTTAACTTAAACCAACTATGTCAAAAATATCTTATGCCGATGTGTTCGGTAAACTTGACGATGTCCGAATGGGCAAAGTCAAAGAAGGTCTCAAGTTCGGGCAATGGAATTTAGATGACCACCTACGATTCAAGAAAGGTAATTTCAATGTAGTATTAGGACACGCAAATGTTGGTAAGACCTCCGTGATGTTGTACCTAATGTTATTGCAAACAATAGTCAACGATATTAAGTGGCTCGTATTCAGTTCCGAGAACACTCCTGTATCAATAGCAAAGAAGCTCTCCGAGTTCTTTTTGGGTAAGCCCATTAACAAGATAGATGAAGACGAGTTCCAGATGGCTCTTGATTTAGTTCAAAGGTATTTCATTATCATTGACACGGATAAGAAGATGTACACCTACAAGGATTTGATTGAGGAAGCTACCGACATCTATCACGAAGAGGGTTTTGATGGTTTCTTGATTGACCCTTACAACTCGTTAGTAAAGGACAAAGAGATGTTCAAAACACTTGGCGGTCACGAATATGATTACGAAGTTAGTACCCACTTTAGGAATTGGGCAAAGCAACACGATGTAAGTATCTGGCTTAATGCTCACGCGGTAACCAATGCTTTAAGAATGAAGCACTCCGCAGGACACGAGTATGCAGGTCACCCTATGCCACCAAGCGCAGCAGATATTGAGTCGGGGGGTAAGTGGGTAAACCGTGCAGATGACTTTATAGTGATACATCGTTATAAATCTCACCCTACCGAATGGATGTACAACCACATCATTATCTCTAAGGTAAAAGAGGTAGAAACAGGAGGTAGACCTACACCTTTGGATGAGCCTGTAAAATTTCGTAGCTTACCAAATAATGTAGGCTTTGAGATACACGGAGAGAATCTCATTAGCAAGAAAGAAAAAGAACAAGGACAAATGCCTTTTTAGATGGATGACTTACAAGAAGATTACCAATATGTAAGGGGAGGTAGTAAGAGCATTGCATTGCTTTGGTTGAGACAAAAGAACTCCGACCTAATGCAGATAGCTAACGCACTAAAACCTCAAGACCTTCACAACGATTACGAGATGGATATATTCCTTGATCTTATGTCTATCTATGGTGCTATCAATAGTGCTATAGATATGGTTGAGGATGTACAACAAAAGGTCTGGGAGGCAGAGGCTAAGAACGCAGACCTGAAGCTCACCATAAGGCATCTATCCTCTAAGGTTACTGAATACGAAAAACGATTAGATAATTTAAACGAACACCTAAAATGATTGCAAACGAACTACACCTACAGGAAGAGTATGACAACTATGTCATCTTCAACAAGATTAACCCCAACCGAGAGCATAGAAATGTGATGGCAAGGTTTGCCTTTATGGTTGCAGCGAGAGACATCTACAACACCTTGCAGATAGCGAGAGTGATGAAGAAGAATCACGCTACGGTGATATGGGCTTGGAAGAACCACGATACTAACATCAAGTTTGACAAGCAGTACCTTAGTTACTACAACCAGAGTTGTGACATTATTGATAAGATACGCAACGATGAAGAGCAGAGTGAGGAGATGTCCTTGCGTAAAGAGAATGCTAAATTGAGGGAAAGGTTAATAAATGTTAGGGAAGATTTGATAAAAGCTCGTAAAGAGTTGTATATTAGGGATGAAGAGATTAACCGCCTAAAACAATATGAACTTAGCGATTGACATAGCACCCCTTTACGGATTATTACTTGGAGTAAACTATTGGAACTCCGAGTTAGATGATGACTATGAGAATCCCAAGTACCACTCTTTGCAGTTGTGCTTTGGGATTTTTGCTATTATAATTACTTGGGCTACTGAAAGAGAAGAGCAATGAATCTACTACACTTACTTGCTGAGTATCACAAGGAGTGGCTAAAGATGGCACACAAGTTTGGCGCAGGAGACTACGCTGAAGACATCGTGCAAGAGATGTACATACGCTTGAATAAGTATATAGACAAGCCAGAGCGTATAATGTACAAGAACCAACCCAACAAACTCTTCATATGGGTTACCCTTCGGAATATGGTTCGCACCTTCCAAAACAAGAAAGACTTAATGATCTACACAGGTGATATGGTTGAGTACGATATTGCAGAGGAAGAGTACAACCTTATCCAAGCACAAGGCTTTGAAAAGATAATTGACAAGGTATGGGATATAATGAAAGACCAACATTGGTACGACCATAAGATGTTTGAAATCTACCATACCAC